CCTATCTTTGAGACACAAAAAAAAGAAATTGTTTTAAAAGCACCACAAGTTCATTTTTCAAATGAAATTCTTGGTCCAATTATTCAATATGTAGATGTCAGTAGTAAATCTGAAAGATATAGCATTGAAACACAATTAACTGATTTATTAGATGAACTTTTATCCACTATTCCAAACAAAGATAGAACTAATAAAGTATTAAATAATGTTCATATTATTGTTGAAAGATTTCAACAATTGAGAGAAACTTATTCAACATTTGACGAATATGGAAATGTTATAGGACCTTTGAAATATAAAGCAGATTATAAACCTTTAAGCACGTACTTTAATGATTTTAAAACTAATTTATTTTGGATTTTACCTGTTGTTAAAAATATTAAAAAACTTTATTTTTTGGAAGATGATAAAACCGAAGATATTGACAACGACAGTAATATAGATATTATTCATGTTGAAAATGATTTGACAAATTTGGAGAATATAATACATAAATTTAAAATTAGCAATTTACGTAAGCAAGAAAACAAGTATAATGAATTAATAGAAAATATAAACTCCTTTTTTACACCTTTTGTTATGATTGACATTGAAAATCAAAGTGATATTATTATTGATAAAACTGTAAATACTGATATTACTGTCATTAATGTGAATGATAACAATTTATATTCATATGCGTTAGAATATGAAGGTGTTGTACATCAAAAACGTTTTTCAATACAAAAATATAATTCTGGGTTAAGCAATATTGAATCAAAAAATTATTCGCTTAATAAACAGAAACCATTATTCGATTCAGACACAATGACAATACAATCATTTATTACACTTCCCGAACCTATTATTCGATTTTCTAAAGTCAACCTACCAGGAACAGATATATTGAATAAGGCAGTATTAAGTGACACATTTATTAACTATTGGCAATTATTAAAAAATAATACAAATATAGAATCTGTAATACTAAACGATGAATATATACTCAATGAATCAAACTTTGTAAATAATATTAAAAATTATATGTTCAATTTACAAACAAATGAAATAAAAAGTTTAACAAACCAACAAATATATGATTTATTCATCGACAAACTCGTGCCAAAAACTCGAATCTTATTCAATTTAATGAAAAAATATATACACGGAAAATTCTCAATTGTTGATGTTGTTGACTATCTTGAACCCTTTTTGATTTATACACACAACTTAACTTATATGCAATATGTAGAAATCATTCATTTTATAAACGATAAAATATCTGAATATAATAAAAAATACATTGAAAAATACAAACTTTTTAATTCTCTCAAAAATTTAAATATCTCACAAAAACCATCACCTTTTGGTGCATTTCCTGTTATTAATATTATTGAAACTAAAAATAATTTAAGAAACAATGTTTTTGAAGATTATAAAATTATTTATACAATATTGAAAAATAATGAAGTATTGCGTAAACTTATTTTAAAAGATTACTCAAAACTATATTCTGCGGTTCTATCATTACAAAATATCCATTTTAATTATCCTGAACAATTTAATTCTTTATTTGATAAAGAAAAAGAAAAAGAAAAAGAACAAGATAAAGAACACTCAAAAATGAATAACTACGATAATACATCATGCATAAATTATATTTTTGCTAAAATGTATTATAATATAGATGATTTATTAAACGATAATAATAAAACCATATACTTTGATAAAATATATGACAAGACAAATTATAGTTTATTGGATAATTATGAAAAAGAATTATTAAATAAATCGCCTGATGAGTTTAAAACTTTTTTAATTCAAGCATTACAAAGAACATATGTATTAAACTATGATGATTCTGAATATCTTGCAAATACTTTAATAAATGGAAATAAACAAGTATTGAATGGACAATATGCCATCTTAAATAAAAATACTCCGAATAGTCCATATGACTACTACATCAGAGAAAAAAACTCATGGTTGCTAGATGAAAAATTTGATAAATCTCTCCATACAACAGATAATAATATTTTATGCAATCTTCAAGATAAATGTATCGGTTTAACTCAACCAAGGATTGAAATTGATAAATGTATTACTATACAAAATAATAAAACTGAATTAGAGCAACAGTTTTTGAATAATATTATAAACGAGTTTGATACCACTTATTATAAATCAAAACAACATTATGAAACCTTCATACGTAGTAAAATTGATTATTTATATAAAATTTTACCCAAATTATTAAAAATTCATTATGAAGAAAAAATAAAATATAATACACAAAAATATATTTTATCAAATAATGTGCATATTAACAGCGAAGGTATTATTTCTCCATATGCTAACATTAGAGATATTATTTTATCACAAAAAGATATTAGTAAAAGAAACCAAGATATTGTGAAATTTGTAAATTTATACACAAGAAATGCAGAACAAAACGAAAATACTCATTGGCTATACTGTATAAAAACGAATGCTCAGTTATTACCAGCATTTATGTTTGAACTTGCAAGTTATTATATATCAAACCCATATGATTATGAAGACTATGTTAATAAAGTAATTAAAAAAATTGGCGCAGTACAAAGTGATGACGGCGATAAATGGATAGATAAATATTCTGGTTATCCTATAAAATATATTAATTATGATACTGATGAAGGTTACGAAGCTGGATATAAAAAAACAACTCGCGGTGTGTTAGAAGATGAATATAATATAATTTTTGAAGATATAAATATACATCCTATTTTAAATACTCCAGAAACAATTATGATATCCAATATTATAGACACAATAACAAGTGCTATGAATATTAATATTGAACCACAGAAAACTGGAATCATTTTTAATGTAATCGAATTAATTAAACAAATTTTACCATCTGAAGAAAATTATAACATACAAATTAATAAGTCAAAAAATAAAGAAAAAGAACCATATGAACAACTATATGATAAAAATATTTTATATTACACCCTTGGCACATTTTTAATAACTATACAAACAAATATTCCTTCTTTTAATCCAAATAAGACTTTTCCAGGATGTGTTAAATCATTTGAAGGCTACCCTTTCGGTGATGTCAATGACCTAAGTTGTTTAAATTATATTTCTTGTATTGTTTATCAAATAAAACGCAATCAAGCAAAACCTTGGTATACATTAAAAGGGAAAAGCATAGAATTTATTTCAAATAATATTAAAGAAAGACTCAGTATAATTTTGCAGTTACAGGATATCAAAATTAAAATAAATGAAAAGAAACAATATTTACTCATAAAACCAACTAAAACAATTACTACGGAATTGACAATTGCTAAATGGTTACAATTTTTACCACCATTATTACCTTTTCATATAGATAAATCAAAGTTAAAAAATATAACAAGCGAATTTAAAAGTAAATTAATGACTAACTTGAAAAAAGGTATCGGACAACATACAAATCACGAATTAAACTCGCAGTTTTCTATTATTAACTCAAAAATCATTCTTTTTTCACTAGGAATACAAGAACTAATACAAAAAATAATTACACAACAAATTGAACTACAGAATGGGTTAACGTTAAAAAATGCAAACGGGGTTTATTTTTTGGTAAATTCTTGTTGCGTTGAAAAAAATAATGAAAATACTGTTAATTATTTTGAACAAAAAAATAATGATATTACAGAATATAATAACACTGTTATCGAGTTATCAAATATTTTGCAAGATATTCATAGTTATTCTAAATCTGGCATTTTATGTTCTTATATAAATACAAAAAATATATATCCTACGATAAGTAATGAAATTAGCGACATTACTATATATTTAGCATTTGTATATTTTTGCAATTTTAATACACAAAAACATATACCCACTAATTTAATTCCATATTGTAATAAAAAACCTACCAAATTATTTGATATAAATGATGATATTACATATATCATAAAAACATTAAAGGATAATGGATATAACTTTGATTTGAACAAATTTTTACGAGCCTTTCAACTTATCTCAAGAAATAATATTATTAAATTACAAGTTAATAATGATTTTATTACGTCAAATAAGTTTTTTAATATTTTAATTTCATCATATAAACTACAAAACCCTGACTTATTAGAACTTATTGATAATTTGAGTAAAGTTTTTAAATCAGAAGTAAATGAAAATGAAAATGAAAATGAAGTGAATGAAAATGAAGTGAATGAAGATGAAATGAATGAAAATAAAGATAATGAAGATGAAATGAATGAAGATGAAGATAATGAAGATGAAATGCTTGAACACGATATTTTTCTTAGAAATTATTTGGGAAAAAATATTCCTTTAATGAGAGAAAAAGTGTTTCGCTTTTTAAAAATGTCATCATCAAAAAATTATATGAGCGTAGTTAATACAATAACTAATTTGTCATTTATACCTATACATTTAATAAAAATCTTCATTAAAAATATTGTTTATGTATATCCAAATGTTATTTTAAATAAAGTTATTTATGATAGCAATGTATATAATAAATCTAGGTTTTCTACAAAAACGTGGTTAGATATTAAAAATATAATCACAACACAACATTATGGGTTATCAGCATTTTATGATGACAAATTGTTGAACACTTTTTTACAACAATTACAACAAAAATGCAAAATATTTGTAGAGTTGTCTGAAAACACGCCACCATCATATCATAATAGCAAATTGTATGAATTTTATTTTTTAAAAATTTTAACTACATATATTGACTTAATAACTAATGCAGATATTCCAGAAATAAATATAAATATTAAAAAGGGAAATCAAAAGAATTTGCAAGAAATCGTAACTAAGTTATTGACAGAATTTATCAAAATATTTAATGAACAAAAAGATGACCTCGACTTTTCATATAATGATATAAAAGAAATAATTTTTAAACTTAAAGAAAAAGAAAAAAATAACATTACTAGCAGATTAAGCAAGATAAGTAAAGAAGAACGCGTAATTGATACTGCATTAAAGAAAAATAAACTAGGCGAATGGAGTAAGGGATTAGAAAAAGGACTGACACAGTATGTAAAAGAAGCATATGACGGTGATTTGGACTATGTAGAAGAAATGCAAACTGAAGAAAAAATTAACAAAACTAAAAACAAATTATTAAGACAAAATAATAACACTAATTATGAAGAATATATTAACGAAGAAGATATTGATAATCAAATTAGCAATGAAAATAATGATATCATTAATTTAAATGATGATTATAGAGATGGCGAATTACAAGACGAATATAACGAAGATGAAGATACATATGATTACGACTCATAATTATTAACTCATAATTATTAACTCATAATTATTAACTACTCATTGTATATACTTGACTTGTTGATATTTCTTTATTTTTTTTGACCTTCTCTTCTTTATTCAAAAAATCTTGGTAATTTTTAACCATTTGTTTAGGATTTGTTATACAACCACGAACAGATAAGTTAAGTTGAACTATAGAAGTTACTAATAACCCCACATATATAAACCACATTGCTTCTCCAACGTTATCTCTCGTTACTACTAGCTCAAATAGTTCATTCATTTTTTCAATAGTTTTACTGTCAGAAACATTTTGGTACTCGGGCTTCATTAATGGCTTTAAAATATTCCAGTATTCTACAAAATTATTAGGAACTATTTGATTTATTAAAATAGATGTATTTCCACATATTTTTATAATAGCCTCTGCAGCATCCTGCATTTTTATTTTTTGTTCTTTTGTACTTATATTGTCTGCATCTATTTTACCTTGGATGTCTTTGTTAATTAATAATTCATTTAAAATATTATTTGCGTGTTTTGACACATAAAAATAACCTATCACGTCTGAAAATGCAGATTTAAAACCAGGATATACTATTAATATAACTATCACAACACCAAATAATAAGGTCCAAGGGAAAAATGTAAATGCGCATGCTGCACCTATGTTTTCGGTTATACTGCCGCCACATTTAGTTGTTATTATATAAGCATTCACCATAAACTGAATTACTAATATTAGTAAAAAGTATACACCTAAATAAATAAAATTGTTATTTGTATATTTTTTATATTCATCAAGGTTTGTTAATTGTGAATAACTTAAGGGTGGCTTTAAAGCCAAATAATAAAAAAGCGTTGTCAATAAAAAAGTTACTATATTTATGTATGAACTAGCCATGTATAGATATTATGTATAATATAAATTATAATTTTACAACTATAATTTATGGATTATAAAGAATATATAAAACCACAGTTAGTTGAATCTGGAGTGAAATATTTTTTACACGAAACTCTTAAACAATGTCATCATTTTAAAGCTTCTTATCAGAATTTATTAGTTAATATTGGGTTATTTTTGTGCTTTATCTTTATTTTAATATGTATTCTTTTTTTTAAATATAAAGGAAAACCTACTCCTGAAGAAAAACATCAAAAAGAACAAGTAAAACAACAATATATTTTATCAAAAATTAATCAGTTTCAAAAATCAAAAAGAGAAGAACAACAAACTTTAATAACTGGGTTACCTCATTGGGAAAATGAATTTGAAAATGTAAATGTAAATAAAATAATATATTAGAATATATTATAATGAACTTTGTAGATAGTTTAAATGAATATTACAATTTAAAATCAGAATATGATGAACAATTCGTAAAAGAGAAAAAAAAAATTAGAGATATGATAGGTAATAATAATGAAAAAGTAAATGCCTTTAAAAAATTTAAACCATTATGTATCAGTTGCAAAAAACAGGTTGGCAGTATTTTTTCTACATCATACAATAAAGAAAATAATACAAGAGTTTTAAAAGCTACGTGTGGTAGTAAAACAGAACCATGCTACTTAAATATCGTAATAAACTTAGGTCATTGTTATAATGTTTATGATAATATTAATGTGTTTAAAAATTATTTACAGGAAGACAAAAATGATATTGTTTATGATAAAAATAATCTACTTTTTGGGTATATTTCAACCAAAACTGCAGTTACTAATTTTGAAAAATTAAAAGAGTCAGTCGATGTTTTTACATATGAATTAAATAAAAATTATGAATTTATTAAAAGTTTAGATAATGAAACTATGCAAGAAAAAATGCAAAACTTACAAAAGGATTGTTATTTATTAATTAACCAAATTAAGGAAGCAATCCAGGGTGGGGGTGATATTCCATATCATGATATTGTAAATATATATATTACCCAGTTAGTCCCACTACTTAAACAGATTCAAGATTTAAAATATAAAGTAAATTATGTAGAACTTATACAAACACCACATAATAAGCAGTTTTCACTAATTCAACAAAAAAATGGAATTAAAGACCTAGAAGTATTTTCTGTATTACCCAAAGTAGAAAGGTTTGAAAAGGGTGTAAAAGTATATAAAAATAAGAAGTAAATTATTGTTTTATTCTTTTATTCGAGAATATCATACAAATGTTTCAAAATTTATAACAGTATATATTATAAATGATATTAAATTATATATCAGTCAAAATATTTTTAATCAGTTTTGCAATTGGAATATTAATGGAGAAGAACTCAAACACGTTTATATTTATCCTACTCCAGAAAATATTGATAAAATAATTTATAAAGACAAGGCTAATAATTGCTTCATGTATCAACCTACTGAGGTTGAATGCCCTAATAATATAAACTTAGTAAGCACAATTCCTACACAATTATAATCTATATAAACTATATAATTATAAATGCCTGCTAACTTGGGGAAACTTTTACACACGGCAAATGGCAAAATTATTATGTCAATATTATTAGGACTAGGTCTTGCTTCTTTATTTAGAACAGTTTGTAAAGATAGAAAATGTGTTATCTTTAACTCTGCGCCTTTAGACGAAATACACAATAAAATTTATAAATACGATAAGAAATGTTATAAATATGATTTGGTTTCAACAAAATGCAACTCAAATAAAAATATAGTTGAGTTGTAATTGCGTAATTATTATATACAATCAATATTTATAATAATTATGGATAATTCAACCAGAATTTTAGATTTACCAGTAGACGCACAACAACAAGGAGTTCAAATCACAACAAATGAACAACTTGCAAATAATAGTAGCGAACAACCTAATCATTTAGCATTAGACCAGAATACAATAAATCAAATCATTAGTGGATTACAAAAAGCAAGCGCTTCTGGCGCAACACAATTGCCTTCTAGAGATATACCAACCACTACAAATAATTTAACACAAGATATTCAAGTCAAACAAGGCTATATACCACCACCACAGTTGGCTCAACATCAGGAGAAATATATTCCCGAATATCAACAACACGATAATTATAATTATAATAGTAATAGTAATAATTCAAACTCTTTAGATGACTTATATAATGAAATACAAGTTCCGCTATTACTAACTATTCTTTATTTTTTGTTTCAGTTGCCCATTTTCAGAAAACTATTATTTACATATTTTCCTATTCTTTTTTCAAAAGACGGCAACATTAACATTAATGGATATTTTTTTACAAGTGTATTGTTTGGAATATTATATTATTTAATACATAAGGTAAATGCACATTTTGGCAATTTTTGAAGATACAAATTCTCAATTTATTCAACTATCGGTCTGTAATGGTAAAAATATGTCGCTTTCAAAATGCGCATTGAAACACGATTCGTGATATATTCGTTGCCCTTCATGGTCATATGTTGTTTTATTATCTTCAATCGCAACGATAGGAACTATTATCGCTCTTTTACCGTCTTTGGTTATTGTCCAATCTGCCGAAAATGGCGTAACTGATTTGTCACTTATCGTTTTTATTGCATAATCTAGGTTATATGTATTATGTATGTGTAACGCTTGTTTTCTTGACAACATATACATCTGTGTTCCCCACACATTATAACCAACCATATGATAAGATAATCCAGTTATGTTATCGTAATCTATATATGTCTCATCATATTCTGTTGTTCCTTTTGTTATTTTATGTTGCAATAAATAACCCAGTAATAACACATCCAACTCTAATTCTACAAATTTTTTACAAATATACGGTAACAAGTATGGTAGATTTTTGCTTATATAAATATCATCCTCACAAAAAATCCCGAATTCTTTGTTTGAATTTATAAATTGTTCTATCATATCAATATGTCCAAACATACAAGACCACACTTTTTTTGTATGCTCACAAATATCATGTGATAACCTTTCATCAGCAAAAGATACTCCTTCATAAAAATTACAATTTAAATTTAAACTATTGAATATGTTTGTCATTTTCTCTCTTCTATTGGGTTCATTATTATAATTGAGGCAATAAATACTCAATGATTCAACCATTTTATTTTTACTTGAGTTTATTTTAAGTATATTTAAATTTATTATATATATTATGATTCAAATATATATAAATAAATTAATCGAAAATTTACCAGCACATATAACTAACACAAAACAACCATTAAAAATAGATATTGTTTTAGATGGCGGCGCTTTTAATGGAAGTTACTTGGTTGGCGCTTTATATTTTTTAAAAGAAATGGAAAAAAGAAATTATATTGTAATTGATAGAATCTCTGGTTGTAGTATTGGTTCGCTTGTAGGATTTTTATATTATATTGATAGGTTAGACTTATTTTCCTTACTATATAATAACATTATAAGCGATTTTAAAAAAAATAGCAATTTAAAATATTTTACTAATATTAAAAATTACATAGGTAAAACTCCTAGTAATATTTGTGATATTCTTTATAAAAAACTATATATTACGTATCATAATGTGATTAATGGTAAAAAAGTTATTAAAAAAACTTACAAAAATATTGATGACGTATTTGAAACTATTCTTAAATCTAGTTTTTTACCTCTTATGATTGACGGCAACTTATTATATAAAAATAAATTTATGGATGGCCAAACACCATATATTTTTAACATTAGTAAAGGTAAAAAAATTCTGTTTTTAAATCTATTAACGTTTGATAAATTAACATCCTGTTTAAATATTAAAAATGAAAATAATAACTTTCATAGAGTTCTTTCTGGATTATTAGAAATTCATAATTTTTTTATAAAAGGGTCTGAAACAAATATGTGCAGTTATGTAAATGATTGGGGAATTGGTTATAACATTTACATTATGATAAGATATTTAATAGAAAAAATTATCGTTTTTATTATTTATTTTATTTACATAATGAATAAAACAAATAATAAAAATATTACTTATATTATTTGTTCAAAATTTATGAAATCTATTATAAGTATTTTAATTAATAGATATTGTTTTTAGTGCTAAAATATTGAAAATAAAGTTTGCTTTTTAGTTGTTTGCTTTTTGGTTGTTTGCTTTTTGGTTGTTTGCTTTTTGGTTGTTTGCTTTTTAGTTGTTTGTTTTTTAGTTGTTTGCTTTTTGGCAACATTTTTCTTATTATTTGGTTTATAACTAAAAAAATATTTATTATACTCTTGCGTATTTCGCTTATGTCTCAGTTCATTAAATTTATTGGCTTTTTCTGAACGAAGTTCTTCTTTGGATTGTTGGTGTCCATAACAAGTAATACTAAACCTTTTTAGTAACCCTTTTTGGGCTAATCTATTCTCTTTTTGCACATCATATAAAAATTTGGACATACATAATATTCTATCAGTAAAATTATTAAAATACGGCCTATCTGTATATAAAAAAGCTAGATAAAAACTTAACATAGTATCTATCGTTGCTACTTTTAATATTTGTCCGTTCATTTTTATAGTATTATAGCTATGACACGCAATCGGTTTAAAAATAAATACTGTTGTATCTTTACCTATTTTTATTTCATAATGTTCTGGAACTATCTCTCCAATCGGTTTATGATAAATAATTTGTGTATTTGTTATTTGTATATCTTTTAATCTTTCAACAACTATTTTTGCTGTACTTTCTGGATTATGTGAAATTACGTCAAAATCTGCTGACTCCTTTACCTTTTTCTGTAAATGTTTTGGCATGTATCTTCCATATAATGAAATTGCATAACCACCAAAAAATACAACACCTTGATTTATTAACGTATTTCTTATATTATTATAAATTAATGTATTCGTTTTTACATCTTTAGTATCTTCCATACTTCTTTGAATATTAACATCTTCGCATTTAATATCAGTTATTGGGTAATTTTTATTTAACAATGTTAATCTTTTTGCAACCTTTTCCCAACGGTCGGTATCCCCTGCAGGTCTAGATAATTCAAGATACATTGACATTCGCAAAAAATTGGGGGGAGCATATAAAATATTTGCAACCTGTATTGACTCTTTTTTTAACGAATTAAAAATTTCTTTTGGAATTGTTGTAATATCTGCTATCGGAATATAATTTACAAATACTTTATATGTTCCTTCGTGTTGTGCTGATTTGGCTTCTACTTCAGTATATCCATTTTTTAAATATATATCACTTAACTCTATTGCATCTTTTACACCATTTGTTGTAAAAAAATCATAATCTGCTAACTCATAAGACTTATTATAGAACTGGTCTGTTTCCGGTAAAATATTGTTGATGGCTGTCCCGCCATAACATATCAAATTTTTACGTTTAATAAAATCCTCCACAATTGATATCATTTTTCTGATTTCTTCAGAAGATACTATTCTTTCACCCATTTTTTCTTGCGCTTTATCTACTTGCATTCGCAATATTGCTAATTCACATTCCTCAAATGTGAGGGTTTTATCACATTTAATTGAGTTGTCTTTCATTATATATATATTATTAGAAATTAAAATTATAATAATCTGTTTTCACGTTTCTAGTTTTATATGAATATTCCGGGTGTTGAGGCGTTGGCTCAGGAATAGTTACAACAGAATAACGAAGCCTTTCCGGTTTTAAACTAAACGCATAACCGCATTTATCAAAAAATATTGCGTTTTCTTCTAAAAAATTATCTACTGTTTGATAACGCATTGCAACCATTTGACAACCTGCTTCTCTCGATAATATTCCCGACGGGTTTGGAGGATTTATTCCAATATCTGGAAAAACAATTGTCATACTACGTTTATTATATTCTTGCAATTCATTAATATCAGGACTATTTTTCACATCATAATATCTATAACCACGCATAAAAACTGAATTACTTGTTAAATTAATATATTCAAGCAAATCCTTATTTTCTAAATAAGCATTATTACTCTTATCGACAATCAATATGACTTTACCCATAAATTTTATTAATGGCATACTAGATATATTATTACCATAATTCTCATAACTATAGTCTTTACCTAACATAATATTACTATATGACTTAAATATATTTGCCAATTTATTGTACATTGATTGATTCGTGCTTTTAATTCTTAAATGTATTAATAATGGATCTTTCGGATTTGGAACAGTACCGCCACTAAACGCATAGTTATTAATTACTTTCATTACATTACTAAACTCTACATAATTATACGTTTCTTTTATAAAATAACTGTTATTTGTGCTTGTAGATACCACTGGATTATTATCTATATTATAAATCTCAAAATCTAAACATCTTACACCTTGTTTTAATATTGCTTTTAAATTACATATGTCAACAAAATCATTCTTGTAAGAACCGCCACTACACGCATTATATGCGGTTTTTATATAATAATCAACTAAATTTCCACTACAATCCGGGTCTGACGTGCTAATTGATTTTATATTACCATTTATGGAAGGGTATAAACTATTCATATAACTGCATTCTTTTGCTTCAAGCTTTGTTATATAAATAATGTAACCAATAAATAAAATTATTATTATAACAGTAAAAGCTAAAATTGTATAACTAGTTATATCTTCTTTATAAGCATAAATACTATTAGACATATCTTAATATCTTAAGATATTATTTTTAATTTTAATAATAACTTAAATTTAAAAAATCATATATATATAACAAAATATGACAGGAGGATTATTAAATCTTGTAAGTAGTGGACAACAGAATATAATTTTAAACGGCAATCCTGAAAAAACTTTTTGGAAAATTGCTTATAAAAAATATACTAATTTTGGTCTTCAAAAATTTCGGGTTGATTTTGAAGGAACTACTAGCTTAAAATTAAATGAACAATCTACATTTCAATTCAAAATACCAAGATATGCTGATTTATTAATGGATTGTTATTTATCTGTAACTTTACCAAATATTTGGAGCCCTATTTTACCTCCACAACAAATTACTAATCCTGATGCAAGTATTAGTTACACTAATTGGGCGCCATATGAATTTAAATGGATTGAATACTTAGGCGCACAAATGATATCTAAAATTACTATTAACTGTGGTAATCAAAAATTACAAGAATTCTCTGGTAATTATTTATTATCTATGGTTCAGAGAGACTTTAATTCTGAAAAAATTAAACTATTTAATGAAATGATTGGACACGTTCCAGAATTATATGACCCGGCAAATGCAGGAGCGCGTTCAAATACTTATCCTAATGCTTTCTATACGGATAATCCTACTGGCGCTGAACCGTCTATTAGAGGTACGCAATTATTTATTCCATTAAATGCTTGGTTTAATTTAAAAACACAAATGGCGTTTCCTTTAGTTTCATTACAATACAATGAACTTCAAATAAATATCACTTTTAGACCTATAAATGAACTGTTTAAAATAAGAGATACTCTTGATTATATTAACAACTATCCATATGTTGCACCTAACTTCAATCAGTATCATATGCAAATGTATAGATTTTTGCAAACGCCTCCAGATGTTACACTTGGTGTTAATTCTTATACAGATAAAAGAAGTGGCTGGTTTCCTGATGTTAATTTAAACTGCACTTATAGTTTTCTTTCTAATGATGAATCCCGCATTTTTGCTAAGAATGAACAAAAATATTTATTTAAACAAGTAAATGAAAAGATTTTTTACAATGTAACTGGTTCTAATAAAGTAGACCTAGATTCACTCGGATTAATCAGTAATTGGATGTTTTACTTTCAAAGAAGTGATGTTAATTTAAGAAATGAATGGACTAATTATACCAATTGGCCATATAATTTTTTACCTTCTGATATAATACCTGCATCAACAAATGGGGAGTTTTCTATTTTAGATGGGTATAATAATACTACTGATATTACTGGTACATCGATTGGTCCTGGTGTAAATCCAAATGGTCTTTTATCTGGATTATTTATTACAGGTAACTATAACATTGAAAATTCAAAAGAAATTCTTATGAATCTTGGTATATTATTAGATGGCCAATATAGAGAGAACTTACAACCTGCAGGTATTTACAATTACATTGAAAAATATACAAGAACTTCTGGTGCCGCACCCGAAGGACTATATTGTTATAACTTTAATTTAAACACGTCACCGTATGATTTACAACCTTCTGGTGCTATTAATATGAATCGTTTTAATCAAGTACAATTTGAGTTTAACACTATTGTTCCTCCGTTGGACCCTTATGCACAAGTTCTTACTGTGTGTGATCCTGGGACAGGAGATATAATTGGTATAAATAAACCTACTTGGCGGATTTACAATTACAATTATAATTTATATGTTATGGAAGAGAGAATTAATATGGTTGTCTTTGTCGGTGGAAATGCTGGTTTAATGTATGCTAGTTAAACTGATGGAAATGTTGGAGACTTTGCAATTCCACAAATTCCAGGGTCGCTTTCGCTTTCGCTTCTTGCAATTTTTATATAACCATTCTCTCCCCAAGTTGTTCCCCAACTATTTTTTACATTCCAATATTTTTGCCCGTTTTCTTCACCATAACCAGTTATAAGTACTCCGTGATCTAAATTAGTTCCACATGTGGTGGATGTTAAGATTCCTCCTGAATAAGATTGAAAATAACGCGTATCTGCTTCAATTGCAATAGATACTGGTTGATTAGATACGGCTTCTTTTAAAGACAACTGGTCATTTGGTGCAACATCGCTACACGATGATATATGGACAACCGGAATACACTTTTCACACGATGTTCCTCTTGCAGTATAAGGGTATGTGTCAAGCAAACATTGCCCGTTTTTAGTAACATACTTAAAAGCGCCTTCCATTTCTCCACCGTTGCAACCATTGGAACCATAATAAAGGCCTGTTGCACAATCTACTAACTGTTGTTCAGAAAGGTCAAGTAGTTTACCTGTTTTTATTGCCCATGCACTTTCAATTGCGCCTGTTGAAGAAAAAGCCCAACAACTTCCACATTGTCCTTGGTCTTTTACTGAAGTTACAACACCAGTCTTTACCCAATCAATCTCAGAAAGAACACTTGTTTTGGTACTTTTAAACATCTTACACCCATAGTTTTCTACACTATTGCCTAATTTACTTTTTAAACCACTAATATATTTTTCTTTAAATTCTTGAGGGGTTAAGTCTGTAAATTGATTCATACCCATCGTAAAATTTTGTGATTGAATTGAATTATGGGCATAGATTGTTCGAATATTTTGTTGAAATATATTAAATCTTTCTTCAAGTTCCTTAATATCTTGATATTTTTTATTGAATTTTTCTTGGAAAAGAGTAAAATATTTCCATTCATTTATTTCATTTGTTGTGTAACCTTTTACTGAATAAATAAAATACAATAAACCTAACAAATGGGTAATTTGATAAATCATTTTATATTATAATATGATATAATATAAAATATATATTTTATACACAACAATTACAAGTATATTACATTTAACTTATAAGTTACTATAGTTATAAGTTACTATAGTTATAAGTTACTATAGTTATAAGTTACTATAGTTATATAATTTT